TTTCTTTGTGATGAATTTGTTAAAGCAAAAACAGACGATGTTGGTACTGCATGTAAGCCAGAGCCTGTAAATTCAGCATCTTGTGAGTTTAAACTTAGTGCATAAGTATAGTCTGTTAATCCTGTATGATATGTTCGCCAATGACTAGGTGAGTCAGTTCTTGCTTTTGTGACAACCATTGAAGGAACTTTTCCTAATCCATGACCTACTGTAGTACCATTTGTTGCATTTCCTGTATAAGTCACAATACTAAATCCTGCGGTTGTGTTAGCTGATACTGTAGATGTGATTGAGCCATCAGTATTACTCCCATAAGAAGCACCAGTATACCAATTCCAACCAACATATGTTTGACCACTTTGATTAGAGCCACCAGAACTACCAACAGAAAAACCATCTGAATCAAAAGAAGAAACTACTGCTGAATCTTGTACCTCTGCAATAGTACTACTTGATTGCATAAATTTAGGAACACCGCCATCAGCGTCATGAAATAACTGATGGTGACTAGTGCTACTACGTTCTTTAAGCCATAGAAAATCTGGTGAAAACCCTACTCCTGTTATGCTTTGACTTGAGCCATTACCTGTATATAAAACAGTATTAAAATAATCACTCCCATCATCAATCGTAGGGGATAATTCAGTTGCTAGGTTTTGAGTACATAGTGCAAGATAGCCAGAGGGTGGTGCGTATTCAAAGTTTCCGTATCCATTGTCATCACTGTTGCCACTTGAGATTGAATAAAATGGATTACCAAAATTAAATCCTAATGTTGTTGTTGGACTACCACTTTCTCTCTGTGCAATTCTTAAATCTCTATCATATCCACTTGTTGCAAAACCAGTAACATTCGCAGTTGTTGAAGTATCTATATTTCCATTTTTTGAAGCCCACATTTGACCATTATCTAAATCTATTGCAACACTTAAAATATCATTATCACTAAATACTGAAAGATTGCTATTAACTGTACCTGAAGATGTAAAAAGACCTCCAGTAAATAAAGCAACACCAATATAATTGGAACCTGCTAAAGCTGAATTGTGGTCTGAATCTGTTAAAAGAACAACTCCTCTAAACCCTTGGTCTATATCTTTTACTTCAAAATACCATTTACCACTTGTAAGACCAAATGTAGAAAAAACATATTTGTCATTATATGCAGTCGGAACTGATTTTAAATTACCCTCACTCAAGGTAGAGGGAATTGCATTAGATAAAGAATTTAAAGTACAAAAGTTATTAGTAGGTGTATCTGTTGTTTGGTCTGTAGATGCTAAATTAGTAGGGGTGAAGTTATTACCATTACCAGAACTATCAGCACCAAGACTTCCACTGTTTTCAAAATCTAAATAAAAACCATTTGTTCCGTATGTGCCTGTGTATTCTTTTGGTTTCCATATACCACTATCACTGTCAAATTCACCAAAGTCTGTGGGTGCTTTCTGTGAGCCATCTATAAAATTCCATTCTGCTATATAACCATCATAATGATTACTGTTAGAGGAATAAAAACGTCCTATGTATTGAACACTGTTCTCATTAAAATATAAATCCAAATTTTGTGGGGGATATGTTTCTGTCTGAAAATCTGTTATTTGTGAGCCATTTACATACATTTTAAATCTGTTAGAAGATGTGCTATCAGTTGTATCTATGGCTATTACAATATGATACCAAGCTGAAACATCTCTAAATTTTGCAGTGGTAAGCAATCTATAATAATCATAGTCATTTCTCTGAATTATTAAATCTAGTGAATTATTATAAAATCTAATTGCATCTCTGTTAATTGATGATGCACCTGCTGAATAAAGGAAGTAAAATTCATTATCTAAATGACTTCTTTTTATCCAAAAAGAAAAAGTCATAGTTTTTTGATTGCCTGAACTACTAGGGGTAAATGTTAAATAAGGACTATCACCATCATCAAATCTTAGGGAATTATCAATGCTATAAGCATCTGCACTAACTGCAGTATTCCCACCTAGAATAGGAAATGTCATTTATATCTCCTCTGGGAAACTAGCTAAAGGTCTTGAGGTTGTATTTGTATCTTCGTCATACACCCAAGTGAATAAAGTTTTTAAAGCATCAACATCAGAACAAGCGTTTATTTGTGTTTCCATTTCATTTGATTTTGCTCTTACATTTGTTCTGTAAGTTGCAACATCACTTGGTACAGAATAATCAGATACTTCAGTTGCTTTGACTACATGCCAATCAGTAGGGGATAGAAGTCCACTTGCTTGTTGTTTGATTTTGTTAATCTCTAATCCTTTTAATCCGTATTGTTTGATATCACCGACTTCTTTATCGCTAGGGATTTCATCACCATCTTCAAAAAGAATATCTGCTAAAGGTTTTGCAGTTGCAGTGCCATAGCTTCCTGTGACAGTACCACTAGAATAGGCATAACTAACATCAGTATTGATATAGTAAGCTTCATCTTTTTGATTAGTTGCGTCCATGACGACTTCATATATGCCAATCGCTTCCCTCTCAGTGTTTGACCATAATGTAAAAATTGTTTTAGGATATTGATTATCACCAATGGTTATTCCTTTATTAGAATTAACTATCCTAACAAAAGCATTATCTTCTACTAGTGCAAACATTATGTAAGATTCAAACTCCTTCCAGTTTCATATAAATTTGTTCCGTTTGATTGAAAAACTATAATATCTCTAGCACTCGCAGTTGTAGTGAGTGTAGGTGCAGTTGCTGATGCAAACTTAAATACAGAGTTAAATGTAGCAGTTCTTGATCCTGTGCCATCTTGAATAATCACTAAGGCATAAAATGCACCATCAATTAAATTTGTCGGTGCTGAAAAAGTTCTATTACCACCCAAAGTCACTTGAGCCACTTGGATAGCTGATGTATCCCAAGCTATGGTTGCACCATCTGTTAGCGTTCCTGTAGGTGAATAAGCTACATTGTCAAATAATATTTTACCTGTTCCGTTAGGTGTAAACTGTATATTGCCATTTGAAGCAGATACAAACTGATTACCATTAACATCTAAATCGCCACCTAATTGTGGTGTTGTATCTTCTACAACATTTTGAATACCAGAGCCTGCAAGGGAACTTACTGATGTAAAACTAAGAACACCAGAGCCATCTGTTTTTATAACTTGGTCTGCATCACCATCATTATTAGGTAATGTTAATGTATAACTAGCAGACGCACTATGTGGTGGACCTTTAATTGTTATACCATGTGAGTTTTGCTCACAGTTTAATTTAAACTGTCCTGCTCCCTTAGTAGCATTACCTTTGAATACAACAACACCTGTTCCATTTGGATCTAAATCTACATCACCATTACTTGTTGATACAATGTCATTTCCATTGATATCTAGGTTTCCACCTAACTGAGGACTAGTATCTGTCACGATATTTACGCCTGTGACTACACTATCTAAAAAATTGATTGTATTTGCTGAAGTATCTACTGTGGCTACTGATATATCATCACTACCATCAAAAAATTTTATTTCTAAACTATTAGAGCCTGAGTTGGTCGTATCAAGCCACATAGTACCTGTGGTTGCTGATGTAGGTCTTGATGTTCCAGAGTGCATGGAGTTCAATGCACCTAAAATATTATTTAATTCAGTTCTAAAAGCTGAGAAACCTTGATTAGCTATAGAAACGTCTGATACTTGGCTCATACTTGTTTTTTTACCTCATTATGATGAACTTTTCAACCCATGCCCTATCGCTACAAAATCAAAAGTTCTGTTTATATTACTACCACCTGAATTTGAGAATACAATATCAAAAGATGAAATTGACTTATTACTTATAGAATAAAAATCACCTGTTGCCATATTTTGTGCGGCAATACCAATACTAGGTATTGCAAAGAATGGATTTGAAAATGTAATAGTTTTTGTAGTTGTTCCACTCGCTACATCTTCCCCTGTTTCAGTTCTTTTCTGCATCTTAACATCAATAGATATTCCAGAAACAAATGCTCTAGTTTTATTGTTCTTGTTAGCAAGTCTTAATTTAAATTTAAAATATCTTCCTTTAAAAGTAGTAGATGTGTTCATTGGTTGAAATTCAGTAGCATTATCTAGTGATGTGGTTGATGTAGCTATCTGTAATTGTGCAGTAGCATTTGTAGGATCATTACCATCAAAAGGTGCAGGTGCATCATCAAATAAAGCAACACCTCTACCACTATCAAATTGATCGTATGGATCTTCTATTTGGTCTATTGTAATGCTTTTGATAAAAGAAACATCATAAATAGCTGATAAGGATAAACTTTGATTAAGAGTATAAAATCCCTCATCATCAATATTACTATCTGCACCACCTAAATCAAAATTACCAGAGGCACTATCAAAGTTCCCTGTCACATCATCAAAATCATTTTTGGTATCTAAAACTATACATGTAGTACTACTGCTATCTGTCAAAGCTACATCAGCATCAAATGTACCTGCGGTAATATCTTCTGTAAGTGTTTGAATATTTTTAAAACCCTCTGTAATTTCTGCAATATTAGAGAATATTATGGTTTCATTATTACTTTCGTTTCCAAGTTTATCTACTGCTTTTATTAAAAATGCACCACTTCTTATATTAGTAGTAATTGATGTACCAGATGTTCTAGGAACTTGTAGCCAATTTACTGATTTATTCCATTGTGCATTTGAGGTGACATTCTGATATCTAATCTCATAGAAAGATATATCTAAATCAATATTAGCATCCCAATTTAATTGCATTTGAGAACTACCAAGCATATTTACAGAAAAGTTTTTAACATCTGTTGGAGGCTCTGTAGCACCTACAATTTTTCTATCAGCAGTAATAAAATCACTTGATACACCTAAACTGTTGATTGCTTTGACACGAACATTATAAGTTCGGTCATCAATAACATTCAGTAATTCATAATTCAAATCATCACCTTGACCAACAACTTTAAAATTTGTTTCTGTATCTAGTTTTGCTTCTACTAAGTATTGACGGACAAAACTATCAGTGCTTGATGTAATATCTATATTTAATCTAGTAATGGTAATACCTTCGGCATATTCTATCAGTTCATCTGATAAGGTAATTGAAGTAGGGGGTTGTACTGTGAAAGGGTTTGGTAGTGTACTGTCTGGAATTACAGGTTGTTCGGTATTTTCTTCCCAAGTATACCAACTGTCTTGATGCTCTATTAAAGATAATTGTACTGTGTAATTTAAGTTAATAGCCATAGATACAACTCTAAAAGGTTTGGCACTCATTCCTAAAATATCATCAGTGACAGATACAATATCACCTATGGCTAAATCCATAGCTGAATAATTGGCAGTTAATGTTAAACCTAATTGATTTCTGCTTCTATTTAAAACGACCTTACCAAACTCTAATGCCTGATAAGGATTAGTAATCATTTGTAAATCTAATTGAAATTCTTGTAAGAAACCTCCATCTTCAGTTTTTAATATTTGATGTGCTGCATCTGTTTCTGGATAAACTACTGTGTCTACTTCATAATTTTTTTCTGGATTGATATAGTTAATATTGATGCGGTTGTATTTCTCATTTTTCTTTTCACTAGATAACTTAATGCCACCTATGATATTATCTTTGTTTAAATTTAAAC